GGCTGCTCCAGATCTAGTAACTGCACGATGCATATCATCAAATCCAGATGATCCTTTATCAGTTAATGCAGAAATGGCAGAAGCTCCACGCATACCAAACATTTGAAAAGCATCTTCAGCAGTAACAACAACAGCACTAAGATTTTCAATAATATCATGCATACTATGAAGTTGGGGATTAAAATCATCAATAGACATTCCAGCTTTCTTAATGCCTTCTGTCAATTTTTTAGAAGGATCAACAAGTTTTCTGAATACCTGTCTAAGTCCCGTACCAATAGTAGAAGCTCTAATACCTGAATTAGCAAGTACCATCATAGAACTTGCTACTTCTTCAAAAGATACTCCAGCACGTTTAGCAACTGGACCAACATAGTTCATTGCTATTCGAAGTTTCTCTACAGTCAATTTTGATCTATTTACTGCATTAGCAAAAACATCCGCTACATGTCCTGAATCAGAAGCACTTATATCAAAAACTCTCATAGCGGTAGTAACAAGGTCTACAGAAACTCCCATTTCTGTAAGAGTACCAGTAGCAAGGTCAGAAACTGCTTGCATAGTTTGAACAGATTCAGAGGCAGTTAAACCAGCCTGTCCTAAAGTTTTCATTCCTAAAGCAACTTCCTGGGCAGAGAATTTAGTCTTAGAAGCAACATCCAGGATTTTATCTCCCATTACTCCTACTTCTCTATCAGTGGCTCCTGTAATTGCCTGAAGATCTTTCAATGACTGGTCAAAATCTATTATTGCTGTAGTAGCAGAACGAATTGTCATCGCTATTCCTGCAATGATACTAGCTCCAGCTGCATAAGAAGCAAAAGATTTTATGGAACTTCCAATACTTTTTAAACCTCTTTCAAATAAACTCATAGGTTTAAGAGATTTTTGTACTTCTTTGGCAAATCCTCTAACATTTTTAGTAAGAACCCCTCCACCATCTCCAGCAGTTTTAAATCCCCTATGCATATTCCGTAATTCTTCTCGTAATTTAGAACTAGCACGAACAGCTTCAGGAAATTCAGAAGTAATTTTTCTAATAGCTTTAGCTGGAGCACTATCGGAAACCATTTTAAAACTTTTTGATAATATACCAAGTTCTTTTGCAGTAGCCTGAGAAGAAATTTTCAAATCATTCATTCCACCACGATTCAGAATTTTTATACCATCTCCTGTAACTTTTACATTTTTACCAAGACTTGCAAGAGCAACATCAGAAAGTTTTAATCCGCTAACCATAGCTTTAGCAGATTTTGACATATTCTTGGAAGACATAGAAAGAGCAGTTAAAGCACTATCAGCAGCTTTTAACTTTGGAGCCCATTTAGCAGTAGTTTTATCTGTCCATTGAAATTGTCTGCCTAAAGTCTGAACAGCTTTTTGATATTTTTCCGTTTTATAAATAGCTTTACCAACTTGCTGATCATAAAGACTTTGCTGTTTCCGAGATTTTATATAAGCTTCTTGTGTTTTTTCTGATATGCCTATACTCTTCATCTGAGCTTTAGTCATATCTCGGATTACTCTACCAGAATCATCAATAAGCTTATTTTCTCTTGCTCGTACAAGGTTACTTGCTTTTATTCTTTTTAACCAAGCATCCCCATTTCCACCAGCATCAGTAATTTGTTTAGCAAGTCCGGAAAGACTATCACTTAAATTTCGAGTATATTGGGCATTTTTCTTTGTTGATTCAACTGTTTTATTTGAAACTTTTTGATAATGTTCCCATACTCCTTGAACCCCTTTTATTTGAGAAGACATATCTTCAAATGGTTCTACAGCTTTTCGTACTCCATCCCCTGCTTTTTTACTTGAAGAAGCAAGATTTTTCAGAGAACTATTTGCAGAAGCAATGCCATCAGCCCAATTACCAAACATTGATCCTAATTGAATCTTATTAGCTTTTATTGCTGTAGTAGCAAAGCGTTGAAGTTCTTTTACAATCCCTCCAATACCTTTCTGAACTGCTTTAGCATTAGATTTGGTACCGCTTTTTAAATCAATACCAATTCCTAAAGTAGCTGTAGTTTTTCCCATGATAACTATCCTTCCATGAACGATTGTCCTGCCCAAGCTCTATGCCGAGACATCATTTTTTTAGTTTCAACCTCTTTATCTTCATTAGACAATGACTGGTAGGTTTCGGGATCTCCAAATAGAGGTATTCTTGGATCCGATTGTAATTGGGTATTAGAAGAATTTGATGGGGATTTTCCTAAATCTATTCCATGTATTTGAGCTTGAAATTCCCATTCATCCATTTTTCTCATTTGAAGTCCTTCAAACAAGCCCTCCATTTGTTTCTTTGTTATTCCTCCATCTCTGAATGAGAGACAGTAGAAATGTTCGTATCTGTAGCTAGTGGAGAGGACAATTTCGGTGATTGCTTCACTAATTGAAACGCACTTTTCGCTCTCTGAATGAGAGCTTGAAACTTTCCCATTGCATTATCATAATTAACAGTATAGATAATATCACACAATTCAGCAAATTGATCATTTGTTAAATCATCAAGGGTAATTTGATTGTCAGTTTCGGTAATTAAATCAAGGATGTTAATAAGATTTTCTTGAATGGTCTTTATGAATATCTGAAAAATTTCTACATCAGAAGATTGGACTGGCATTTTATCAAGGTTATTTTCTAAATCATCTTTATATTGCACTTGCCATTCAAGTAAAGCATCCTCTTTCTTTTGTTCATTGGCAGTATATTCTGTAATAGCTTCAGCAATGACATCTGATAATCTGAACTGATCTGCCATAGAAAGAGGATAAATCGTGATTTCTGCAATTTCTTTAACACCTATTCCAACTGTTTGGATTTGTGGATTCATTGACATTGAACTTCTCCTGAGAGATTGATGGGGGCAGAAAGACGATTTACGACTTCACTGCCCCCGATTAAAAAATAATTAATACTTAACCAAAAACAATACGACCAAGAGGTTTATCATCCCAAGCAACATTACCGCCTGAAATTTCACTATCACTCCTTTTTGCTTCAAAGGTGAGAGGAACATTGACATTATCTTCTGCTTGCATATCAAGCTCAACAGAAGAAGTGGCATTAGCACGTGGAAAAATAATAGTCATAGTACTTGATCCATCAGGATAAGTATAAACGGCTTCCATACGTACAAAAGCAGGAGCAGAAAGAGCACCAAGCTTAATCTCACCAGCATGAGGATCTGAATAATCACCACCTGCAGCTACATAAGCTGTAGTAGTAAATACAAAGGTTTCATCTGCCGCCCAAGTTCCTGTAAAGAAGTTTGCAGGAATTGAAAAATAAGGATTACCTCCATTATCAGGTTCCTCAAGAGTAGTGAGATCAACGAGATCATGAATATGACCAGTTACATCACCATAAATACTTGCAGTAGTAGCACCTGTAAATACAACAGTAAATTGATCATTAACTGGACCAGTTGTATCCGTTACTGCAATAACTCCAGAAGTAGTACCTGAAGAAGTCACACTTCCATTTACAGTAGCAGTAGCTGAATTACCTGCACCAGCACCTGGATCAATACCACGGGCAAGAGCAAGGTTATAAGATGAAATCTCTTTGAATTCACATTCAAGCATAGAGCTTTCACGAAGAGGAAGAGTCATATCTTCCAAAAGAGGAAACCCTGACTCAAGTTTCCAATAATCAACATTGCCTGTATACTTTGTACTTGCAAGAGCACCGATAGAATCCGATGCAGCAAGTACTGGAGCAATAGAAGCAATATTAGATGCGGCATTACCTACTCGAATTTGAGCAAGACCCAGTGCCACGGTACTGGTATCTTTTGTTACTGGACCTGATCTGGCCATGATTGAATCTCCTTGTTTATTAAAATTCTCTTTTGTTTATTCCTTTTCAGGATTGTACTTAGGAAAGTAATCTAGTTGATTTACATGTCCACAAGATCTTCGAATACATTTCATTCTAACAGATCCGTGAATTTGCATATCAACTACTGGTTGACCACCATTCCTTTTGCCGAATTTAAAAATCCATAATCCATTGGGAAGTCTTTCAAGTAATTTTTTACCACATTTTTCACAAGTAACAAAACTCATTTTGCTCCCCAAGCTAAATTAATTCTCATCCATTTAAAATTTGTACCATCTTTCAATATACCAGCTTCATCTGATTCAACCGATAATGTAGGTATCATACCCCCGATTTGATTCCAAGTCAAATCAAATAAAGGAATACGTGTATGCCCGTCAGTAGCATTTAAATCTGTTACCTTATCAAGTATCATATCTCTTAAAATCGACAAGTCTACACCCTCTGAATCGCTTCTAGTAAAGAAATAAACAATTATATGAGATCTTGAAAGAGTTCCTCCTTCAATATTACCAAATTTTATTGATATCCATTTATCTACCTCTACTCCTATTTCTTCAGGTTGGACATATTGAACATCAAAATCTATATCAATTCCCTCTGCTGTGAAAATATTATCTACAAAGAATTTTTTTATAGAATTTTTTAAACAAGCTTCTGATAGTGTTGGATCAAGTGCCATTATCTTATTTGCTCCTCTACTCCCTGTACTGTTCCTTTTAAAAATGGATGAAGCTGGTCATTCAAGAAATTAAGTAATTCTACTTCCTCTGATTTACTAGAATCATATTTAAACTCAGACATTTCTATAATATCAACCATTTTTTTAATCCAATCAAGAGGTATCTCCATTACTATATGAATGTCTTTTGCTTGAACTCTTAATATTCTTGGTTCAGCCATTAATATTCCTCTTTATTACTTAATGAAAATGCTTTAATTTTAGCTCGTTCAGTTGGATCAGAAACAGAACTTAAAAGTTTATCTATACTTTTCTTTTGATTTCTTTTAAAAGCATTATTTTTCGTATTATCCTCATATTGATTCACTATTTGATATCCGCCTTGAGCATGATTAGTAATTAAAACATCTGCTACATGAGCCTCAGTATAACCACCTGCAGATTTTAAAGTACTAGAAGATATCAAATCAGATGCTTGAGCAGTATCTGTTTTACTATGAGCAGAATCTAATCTTGGTTCAAATATCAATATAGCTTTATTAATACTTTCTTGAGTACAATCTACTAATTCTGGAAAATATTCCTGAGAAGCTTTTAACATAGAAGGGTTAAATAATGGTCTTGGATGTTTATTAAATGCTGAACCATATTCAATATAAGAAGCGTATTCTTCTACAGAAATACTATCTCCCTTTCCCGTTCTTTGATCTATTCTTCCATATTGTAATTTAGGAGTTGTGATCTTTTTATTTAAGCCAACTACCCATCGAGATCCTTCTCTTCGTACAACAGTACTCTGTAGAACTTTTCCTCCTAAAAACCAAATCCTACTATGAAATTGTCCAGGCTGTTTATCTTTTTTCCATTTAACATATACATCATTTAATGGTTTCCAATTAACATTAGCAGTATCTTTTCCTTTACCTTGATTAATAATAGTGGACTTTACTAAAGCTTTGGTTTTGCCCATCATTGCTTTAGGAAAAACACCATTTGGAGAAGAAAGATTTCCTATCACTGCAGCAAGGGAAATTCCATATTTAGATAATTTATTAAGGTCAACAGCAAAATCTTTCATATTAGTTTCTAATATGGCAGACTCAGATTTTTTCTTAGATAAAGGTTTTCTTATATACAATCTAGCCATTATTCTCTCTCATCTTCTTTAAGAATACAAATAGAAACATTCTCTATTCGGAGAGAATCAATAGAAGCTATTCTATAAAATTTAGTAAGATCAGTCGCAATTGGATACCATCTATCTCCTTCTTCTACTTCTACATATCCTGGAAGAAAAAGAAGATTTCCTTGAATAGACATAGCAAGTACATCTTCTTCAACAAACTGTGAACTATCTCGAACATTTTCATATTGTAAAGCATGAATATCTGTTTCTATATCAGACCAATCCGTTACTTTTTCATAATTAGAATCCCATGTTCCTCTTTGTGGATAACGAGACAGCTTTCCAAGACAATTACACCGATAAAACACTGCTGTCCAATCTACAATAGAATTTTCAAAATAAGAAGGAGTATTAGCAGTAACTAGAAAATAATATCCCATTGCGGAAACTATATCTCCTGTTACTATTTGGGTATCAACAACTAGGGTGGCTTTTGAGAAAAACATTCTCAAAAATTCAGAGGAATGAGTAGTAAAAAATTCGTGGTCTATCTTTTCTTCAATTAGAGTTGGGCCTGGATATCTATAAATAATCAAAGATGTTCCTAATTCTTCAAGAACATCCTTAATATCAAATCCTATTCCGGCCATTTTAATCCCCTAAATAAGTTAAATCCCGTCCAAGTTGATCATAAATATAACCTGGACCCATATAAATTCCAAGTACTCCTGCACCTAGACTTTGTGCATCAAGTAATTCTTCAAATAATTCTGGAAACTCTTCAATAGCTTTAGCAAATAGCATATCAAGATTTTCTATTAATTGAATATAATGTTTAAATCTATGCTCAAGATGGATCTGCTTATATTGAAACTTATGAGCAGATTCCACCATGAGTACATAGATAACATGCCTTCTTGATCGTTCAACAAGCCAGTAAGCTTTACGAGCATCAGAAACTGGATAAGACCAAAATAATTCAGCTTCTGCTTGTCCACATGCTTGAGTAAATCCAGCATCAGAAACTTTATCAAAGGAATCTCCCATCAAAAGTTTTACAGCTATTATCAACTCATCTTGATCAAGAAGTGCCATTATTTAGCCTTTGGTTTACGAATAATACGTTTTACGGCTTCAGGATCTTCAGCTTTCTTCGCCTCTTCAGCTTTCTTCGCCTCTTCAGCTTTCTTCGCCTCTTCAGCTTTCTTCGCCTCTTCAGCTTTCTCTTTTGAAGGGGAAACTACCTTTTGAAGGTCAGGAGTACCTGTAACCTTAATCATACAACTTTTATTTTTTACTTCTTTTTGTACCCAGTCAGGAAGATCCTCAAAGGTGCCTACAAATTCAGCACCTTTGGGAATCTTAACTCCTCCGACTGAAAAATAACCAAGTAATGTTACTTTCATCAGATTGTACTCCAGTTAAATTAACGTACAGTGATACGAACAATGGTGTCAGGATGATACAGAACAGGAAGACCTTTATCCTGTATACGCAACCACAGACCTTCTGGATCCCACTCTTCCTTGGTATCAGCGAAGGTTCCCCAACGTCTACCAATTCCATACGGAGCTTCCATAAATTCAGCGATTTTATCTCCATCTGCAGAAGTTGTAGAAAACAACATAAAAGTATTGTCATCAATAAACTTCTTCCGCATCATAACCTTATCCTCTCCAGCAATATAAGAGGCAACAGGAGCAACAGCAACAGTTACTGTACCAGCATTATGATCAATAGAGGCAATAGTACAATCTTCCCAGGTATTTGGTTCTGAAACATCAATAAAACGAAGTTTACCACCAACTTCCATATCAGAAGTATCTGCAACAGGGATAGCAGTAGTAACTCCACCTGTAACAACACCAGTTAGATCAGTATTAACTTCATAAAGCTCATCATATACCATAAGAGTACCGACACCAAGAAGAGTACCGATAACAGAAGCAGGATTACTAAAAAGAGAACCATCCCCAAATGCATTTTTCTGAAGAAGAGCCTGAATATCTTCATCCAAAATCAATGTTTTCAACAATTCTGAATTCAAAATTGCATAATCAGGAGTTACTCCAGCATCATCAGCAAGGAGAGTTTTGGCATCAAAAATATCACGAAGAGGATTCCGAGTAGTACCAGTTCCCCATTTATCGTCAGTGGCAAGGGTAATCAAATGAGAGGCAGGGATACCATAGGACAAAGAAAACTTAGTTCCCCCCTGAATAGTGTAATTAAGAGTTCCATTAAGGAGCATCTGAGACATCATCCATTCCCGGCGACGATCGATACGATAACGAAGTTTCTTTGTCCCTTTGGTCAATTTACGTTCTGCAGTTTGATAAGTAGCATAAGTACCAGGCTCACGCATGTTATTGAGAAATACTTCATCGAAGTACATCTTCTCTTTATAGAAAGCTGCTTTAGCAGAACCTTCACCAATACCATCAGTACCGATTGCAGGAGCTACTGAACCAGGAGCTACAAAGGGGGTC